GTAGGCGCTACGCGTCGTAATTTTCCAGTCTCTGGCAACCAGGAAACTGCTTCAGGTATGTAACCTGTTGAGTACGTGATCGTTGGCCTATTAAACTACGGTTGTAGGACCTATTGAGCTGCCACACAGTACAGTACCATTAGAAGGCTGTCCTTCATGATCTTTCGGATTGAACTGTTTGCATAGTGTTCTCCGACATAGTCATGATTGAGACATGCCTCGTCAAATTTATCTTTATACAATTCGGCCGTTTCATTCTCTAGGCCTAGGCATTTAGCCTGGGTTTGGGGAAATGACGTTAGATGACCAAGTTTGAATTGTGTAGGGGTAGGGAGGCGGGGTTCACTTCGAAATGGACAGATATTGTATTTTTCAGAATCATCTTGGGTGTTGATGACTATGGAGTGTGGATTGCAAATATGTAGGGTTCATTTGTTTGATTTCCACAGGATTTCGGCATATAAGGATAGGGGTCAACGAGAGCGTATACATGGTGAGTTTTGTTCCGTAAAAACTCGCCGGCGGCCAGCCAAAGATCTTTTCTAAATCGAGTATGCAGACACCAATGAATAATAATAACGATTATATTGAAGCTAACAAAAGTGATTTATCCCAATTATCTCTATACAGACCTTCGAGGAGTATACGTGTTCATCCAAAATGTGATGGCAGACGCTTGTGTGATATTGAGGATCTTGCGAAATGTTTTGATGTAATGACTGCATGTGAGATGTGCGTGGAAAAGAACCCTGGTCCAAAGGGTGACAAGAAAGGAGGAGGAAAGAAAAAGCAAAAATGGGTCAAGAAGAAAATTGACGAAGGAAAAGAAAGTGTGAAGCCTTCACGAAAGACCGTCTTGTCTTTCAAAGCCGACTGGCATAACAAAGGTATCTACGCTTCCGAACAACTCGTTGGTCAAATCTTGGCTCGTGAAGATGCTGCTCAATTCGCCTTCCAATTGTTTCTCTCTGGTCAGAACGTCTTTTTCTGCCTTCGTTGCCCCACAGAACAGTCAGCAGTGGCTATTAAACAAGGTTTGGAAACTGTTCCTCAAACAAGAATTAAACTTTCTGTAGAGAAAGGAGCGTTCAAGGACTTAATTGATTTTGACAGTGACTTTGAAGCCTTTCGTTCTAAATCTCCAGAAAAGAAGAAAGAGGAACCTGAAGCGGAAGCAAAACCGCTTAACAAAGCTCCGCCAAAAGCGGAAGGGGATGGAAAACCACCTAAGAATACAACCCCCGGCTCTACTGGGATAAGTAGGGGAGAAAACAACTCTATTAATTCGGCACCCAAAGCCGTTATCAATGGGTCAGCACAGACTAAAGCAGCGGAACAACTCGTCCCCGCGATCCGACCGGATACAGTAAGGACCTTGACTGGTAATGATGTACCCCGTGTGATGTTGGATCGAAGTGATGACAGTAGGCTGTATGGGCTCTTAACTGAGACCAGACGTGTCTACGCCCCTGTGATTCCACGATACAACATGCCAGAGAGTGATGGCAATTCTTTGCAGGTAAACATATTGAGCGAAGAGGAATCAGAGGAACTGAGGGAAAGGGAAAAATGGGATCCAAACTTGACTGGTGTGGAGGTTTATATCCCGCAAGGTTACTGGTACTTAGCGAGCCAACCTGTGAGAGCTGCCATGAGTCTCGCAGATCACAACGCTCCAAATGTTTCTTTGCAAAGTCCCGCCCAGAACATTCCATACTATTTCGATGAAGGCGCAGTCGAAATTAAGTTAAAAGGCGCTGCAAAACCATTGAATAATGTGCCTCGCGCGACCTATTCTGGCTCGGACGGTGAATACTGGGAATTCAGAGAAGACATTTTCTCACCTTTTAAATGTACCCGGGTTTACTCATTTGTTCGGGAAAAGAAGAAGAAACGTGATTCACTTGAGGCAATCCGCCTTTTATTCTATTACATTCATAAGACTTTGGGAAAGATGTGGCAAAAACATATGAGCCAGAAGATGAGTTGGATGAGTGTGTTTAAATCTTTCGTTGATTCACAACAAAAGAGAAAAGACTTTGTGAAACAATATTCTACGCTTTTGGTTATTTTACGACAACTCCGATGCATATTGACGGGAACTCGCTTTCTGTCAAATCGTGCTGCCTCCGAAATCGAGGAAAAGAATTGGAAGTTTAATAACACGAAAGTACCATATATTGATTTACCTGTCTTGAAATCTTTTGGACGCAAGATAAACAGCACTGTCTCAATAAGTCGATCTGGTAACAATTTTGTCGCGTCGAAAGACAAATTCATTATGCACAGTCACGGTGACAAGAAGATCAAACCTGACTACGTTAACGCAAGAGCTGACTATAGAACGCCGGTTCCAGTACAATTTATGGGCTTCAAAACCCCCTTCACAAAGATAATGAACAAAACGAGTAACTTTGTTGTTTCTAAACGTCTTGTTGAAGAAATAAATTGTCCTGCAATCTGCCAATATGGTGAGTCTCCCCAGGTAACGCAGGAGAAGATCAAGCGATTCGTTGCTAGGGTCAGCGCCATCGAGATTGGACATGATACTGGACTTAATGAAAATGTAATGAATAATTCAATGCTTGTTGCTCGGGCTATCTATGACTCGCACACGTATCAGAACCGTGTTGGAATTATCCACTTTGACAATACTTCGGATGTACCAAAGAAGATTGTCATTGGCAGGTCTGTTAATTTAAACTGAAAAGCCATCTAAAGACGTTCGCCGTGGGTTATAGGGCGTCCGACCGCTGGTCAAAAGCGTGGTTGGACAAACAGCTTGGCGCTCAGGGAATAAAGATTGCTCACAAAGATGTATTGGAGTCGAATACGAGACCTGTCGTTGCGGCTTCTTTGGGACCACATCTTTTGCAATCTTTACTACCTCACGCTGATCCCTCAGACCCCCGGACGTTGGCTGATGGCCTCGCACGTAGAATGGGCAAACCTCTCCCAGGCTACAATAAAAAGTTTCTGAAATTCCTTAGTGAAGAAGTCAGGCGCTTCATTAGGGAAAGAGGTATCACACCTTTACCGTACGACTCTCCATTAGATGTAAAGACTTGGATTGAGCGAACGAACTATGAGGCGTGGAGAAAGGCCGAATTGTTGGAGACTTACGAGGAAGTGAAAAATCTATATGAGAGGAAGCCGGATGGGTCCTTTGTACATTTCCTTGTAAAGTTGTTCATGAAAGATGAACATTATGTTGATTGGAAACCTGCCAGGGGTATATATGCAAGAGATGACGTCGCAAAACTTGCCTTTGGCCCAGGGTTCAAATTGATGGAAGATGTATTGTACAAACAACCTGAGTTTATAAAGCATGTTCCCGCCAGACAGAGAGCCAAATATGTCGCGGAACACGTGCAACGCCCAGGTGCTCGCTACATTGCCACAGACTATTCTGCGTTTGAACGACATTTCACAGCTGAACTGATGCGTCACTTAGAATTTGTTTTTTATAAACATCTACTAAGCAGCGTTGAAGGAGGCCAGGAGGTGTTGGACTGCATGGAAGAAGTCTTAACTGGTACTAATCGCATCGTAAACAAATTCTTTAGGGCTAATATTGACGCTAGGAGAATGTCTGGGGAGATGAATACCTCTCTGGGCAATGGATTATCTAATTTGATAATATGTCGTGCTGTCTGTAGATGGTATGGCATAGGAGATGTCAGTGGTGTTGTGGAAGGGGATGATGGCTTATTCAGCTTCGTCGGTTCCTGTCCAACTACTGAACATTTCACCTCTCTTGGTTTTGATATTAAACTTGAAGAATTTGATTCGATTGAGAAGGCCGGTTTTTGTGGGCAATTGTTTGACATGTCGGACTACAACATTTTGACAGACCCGTACAAAGTATTTAGCATGTTTGGTTGGACTACCGCCAAATATAGAAATTCGAATCGGAAGAAAATGCGCACTTTAATTCGTGCAAAAAGTCTATCTCTCGCATACCAGTATCCAGGGTGTCCGTTGCTTGGCGCCCTTGCTCAATACGGTATGCGGATCACTAGGGGCTACGATATACGTAGTTACATAGGATCAAGGGACATAGATCAATACACACGTGATAAATTGAAGGAGGCACTGCAGTATTCTAAGGAGAACGATCTATATAAGGAACCCTCTTTGGGAGCCAGACTTATGTTTGAAGAACTGTACCACATTCCTGTTTCTACTCAACTAATTATCGAATCTTACTTGAATGACAAGAAGGATGAGGGCCCGCTTGATCTGCCGCTCATCAGTTGTTTTGTTCCCCCTTCGTGGTCGGATTATTATCGTGACTACGTTGTTACTGCCGAGGACGGCAAGGACATTGCATGGCACATGCAAGAGATCACTTGACGATCCTAGAGGCGCTTAAATCGTTCCAGACGAGCCCGTCAGTCAGTCCCGTACCTGTGGGGAAGGTAGCTGCAGG